GCTGAAGCGTATAATGCTATGGGAGGCAGTTACGCGGGAAAGCTGTAAGCCCTAGGACCTACGGGAAACCTACGGGCGAAAATACTTATGTAGTAGACGACAGTTATGCTAAGTTTTATGAAGAAAGAATACCCGGTATGTTAGACAGTAGAATTTTTAGTAGATTATAAACAGGATATAATTATGGCAACAGGAATAACAGGTTTATTTAGTGCAGGAGACTTAGCTTCAGCAGAGAACCAATCTATGAGAGATAGAGCTATGGCAGTAGCTAAACTAGGAAAAGGTGAAGCAGGGGCTTATGCTGCAGGTCTAGGTAGTGGTATGCTTATAGAAGGCTTGGCAGGAATGGCAGGTATGAAAACTAGAAATCAAAAGAAACAAGAAGATGTACAAAATATCTTATCTAGATACTCTACTGCTAATCAGAATGACCCTAAAGTTTTATTTTCTTTATCACAAGATTTTATACAAGCAGGCTATCCTGATTTTTCACAAAAATTTGCTGAGAGAGCTAGAACACTGTCAGACACTTTAGCAGACAATGCTGTAAATAAACAGAAAGCAGATACAGAGGCTAAGAAAGCTGAAAATGCGGCTCTTGGAATGAAAGAAGGAGAGACTAAATACTTTCCTGCCGGAGCAGACAATCTCGGAAAAGAGAAAATGATGATTGTAGAAAATGGTCAGTGGGTAGATTTCAAAGACCCTACTAGTGGCGAAGTTCTTATGAAAGACTCGTATAAACCCGACGCTCCGTCTACATTTGAAAAGAAAATTACATACATTAAACAATTAAAAGATAAAGTAGACCCTGATACTGGTGAATTATATACAGAAGAAACTATAAATAGAATGATTTCTTCTGTTCTAGAAGGGGGTAGTGGAGTTAGTATTACCTTTACAGGTGATGATGCCTATGCTAATGAATTGGGTAAGAGTTTAGCAGAAGACGACAAAAAATTAGTTAAAGATTCTCAGAACGCTATAAAGCAGATTGAAAAAACTAATGGTGTTTTAAGAATATTAAATAGAGGAGAAATGAATATTGGTGCTTTCTCTACAATCGAACAAAGTTTTGATAGAGTTAAATCAGAGTTTGGTTTTGGAGAGGGAGAAGAAGCTGCTAGTGAAACTCAATTACTCAATGCACTACTAGGTAGTGATGTGTTCCCGTTAATAAATCAATTAGGAATTGGTGCTAGAGGGCTAGATACTCCTGCAGAGCGTGATTTTTTACAAGCTGTTTTTGTCGGTACTGTTAAAATGGAAGGTGATGCCCTAGAACAATTAACTAGATTAAGGCAAAAATATTCTACTCAAATAATACAAGATTTTAATAAGAAAGTAGATGAAGATTACTTTAAGAGATACAATAAAATTACAACCGTTCCATTACAAAAACTTGAAATTCCTAAGATGGTCAGACCTAATGATAAAGAATATAAAATTCCTGACGGACAAGGAGGTTTCGTAAATAAAACATATCCTATAATGGAAGAAGATAAAGACTCAAATTCTCCTACATTTGGTATGGTTAGATGGCAATACAGACCTGATGGACCGTATTATAGTGACAGAGGAGTAGACATTACAAGCCAGTTTGAAGATGCGACTGTCACATATATAATGGAAAATTAAGGTTTACATACAGGACAATAATTATGGCGTTTGAAGAAATAAAAAATCAAGAAAACAATGAAAAGCGAAGTAGTTTTGTAGAGGTTGATATCCCTAGAACTACTATTGTTATGGAAGGAGCTGAGGAGATTCCGGGATACTTAGAACAAATTACGAATAGTTACGCTATAAGACAAAAAGAAGTCCAGCAGAGTATAAAAGACTGGAAAGCGGGTGAAATGGATTCAAACACTGGTATAGAGTGGTTAGACAGTTTGGTAGGAGACGCTCAATTTAAAATACAAGGAATAGGCAAAGGAGTAGCAGGACCGGTTCTAGATACTGCAGGTGTCGCTGTAGGTGCAGCTATAGATGGTATTTCTTTTATGATTCCTGATGCCGTAGAAGACCCAATTAAACAGCAACTTGCGTATGCTTGGGATTGGACTATGAATACTGAGGCAGGTCAAGAAGCTAAAGAAGCCTTTAATAAAGGAACAGAGGCTTACAACAAATGGAAAGAAGAAAATCCTCAATATGCAAAAACATTTGAATCTCTTGTAAATGTAGGTCTTGTAATAGCACCAACAAAAGGAGTTAAGCCCGGCTCAAAACCTAAAAACATATTTGCAGGTCCGGTAGAAGGTCCTCAGTTAAACCCTAAACAAAACACCCTACAAAAAATAGCTTCTAGTTCTGTTAAAGCAGGAGCTACACAAGCAAAGAACGAAAGGTTTGAAGATATAAGAGCTCTACTAGCACCTGCAATTACTAAAGAAAACATTACGCAGAGAACACCTGATGGAGAAGCTGCTTTAATCCCAGCTACAACTTTTAGAGACGCTACTTTAAAGCCCTCTTCTTCAGACATTCCTGTAATAGAACATATAGCCTCTTTAAAAAACATAAACCCAAAGAAAGGAGCTACTGACGCTATAGTAAAAGTTAACAACCTAAATAATAAACTTGATGGTGAAATCGCTAAAATATTATCTAGAAAAGATATTGCAGGGAAGAGAGTAAATATAGCTTCTTTAAATGGGAGAGTAAACTACGCCTTAAATCAAGCTATACAGACACCCGCTATGCAATCAATAAAAGAGCTAGACAATATGGTTAAAGGATATAAAAGATTGCTTGATGGATATATTAAAAAGAACGGAAATAGTCCTGCGGGTATTCATCAAAGCAGGATAGATTTTGATAATTATATGAAGAGCGAGGTAGGAGGTCAGGCATTTGATGTAACAAATCCTGGAGTTAGGACTGCAATTGTAAAGGCTGTTAGAGACCAGTTAAATAGAAGTGTGGACGAATTAGTTCCTCTGAACTCTGTCAGCAAAAGACGGTCTGTACAGAACCTTAATTATAGAGCTTTAGATAAATTAGCTCCAAAAGGCTTTAAAGAAATAGATAAAGCAATAATACAGACAAGTCAGAACATACTTAAGACTACTAGAAACGCCAGAACTGTAGCAGGAGTTACTACTACTTTAGGTGCAGGTTATTTAGGGTATCAGACATTAGGAAAAGATATGCTAACTGCTTTAGCTTTGGCAGGAGGAGTTACAATTGCGGGAATAGGTTCTAGGCATTTAATCAAAGGTGCTATGTCTGCAAAAGCTAAAAATAACTTTGGGAGGTTTATATCACAGATTGATAGAGCTTTAGCAAAAACTAAAAATCCTGATATGAGATTAAGCCTTAAGAGAAACAAAGCGTACATAGTTTCTTTAATGAATATGCCTACTGACAATAGCGAGGAAGAATAATGAACCCTAATCTATTAGGAATGTTTACTGAGGTTATAAGGCAAGGGTCTAAAATAATAGACGGTACAATAGATTTTGTAAAAAATCAAGACAGGGAAGTTAGAGACGATGCTTGGAGCAAAGTTATGGCTATTACAAACGCTGTTGATAGTGAAGGCAACCTTATGTACCCTAACGCAAAAAAAGACTTGCTACAGCACTATTTCGCGTCTCAGGGACTAGCGGACAAAGTTAGTTCTCCAGTATCTTTGGCTATAGGATTAGGTAAAGAAATAGGAGATGGGGGTTTTATTCCTTTTTATAATAGCACAGGAAGTGCGTCAGGTTTTTCTGTAGATGACTTAGGTGCTAATTATGCAGGAGCAACAAATATGCCTTTTGATGAAGCATATGAAAGAGGTATGTTTACACACACCGAGACCAAGGGCAACATTAAAGGCTATGGTCAAGGTGAGGTAAATAAAGTATTAGACAAGTATAAGTAATTAGTGAGTTTTAGTCTCAGTGAAAGACAAGAGAGCATCATCTATATGTAGATAACCTACTTCTTTATCAATCCACTTACTCCCTCTGAACTCTGTGTTTTGGGGGAGTTTTTTTATGTGCCATTTAAAATCATAGCCTTCTTCTTCTTCCTCTAGATTAGCAGGGTCGAAGACATAAACAATATGACTGTTTGGTTTGTTGTCGGGCATAGATACCGCGTACCAAAACTCAAACTTATGTTCTTTAGCAAAGTCTTTATTCCAGTCATACTTCATTTTTTCAATAATAGTGTCAGGGTAGTGTTTATTCCTACACTTAATTTCTAACATAATGCCGTTCTTTTTATCAAAAGCATCATATCTAGAAAACTTATCATCCATAGGTTCAAAGTTATATTTAAAACTATTGAGTGCTTTTATAATTGTAGATTCATTCACTTACTTTCTCCAATCTGTTCTCCAAAGTCTCGGATTAACTTTTTTATTCCGTTTCTTTAATGAGAGGTATAACTTGGAAGTCCCATCCATACGGACGAGACCCCAAGTATTTTTAGGTGGTTTACTTTCCGCCACTCGTTATATCTTTATCGAGTAGTTTCCAAACAATACCAGCGGCAATAATACCTGCTAGTCCTGCGTTACCTAAGGTCCACACTATATCTAATATAGAACCAATTACATTCCCAGTTAGGAATGCTACCTTCTGACCAAAGATAATTTGTAGTACAATTGATAAACTGATTAGTTTGATACCTACATCTATCGCACCATCAGCACCGTTTTTAAGTTTCTCTAACATATTTTACTCCTTTATTTATTTGTAAAACAATCGGCTATACAAGCCACCCCTTCCTAAGAGCATTTAGCCATATTACTATGTAAACTAAACACCCTGTAGAAACCATTCCCGCTACAAAGTAAGCGGTGTATAAAATGTTCTCTAGTATTCTCATATCTCCCACCCTGTACAATTTATACTATTAGCAGGAGAACACTTTAACTGTTGTTGTTGTTCATCCATTTTATCTTGTAGTGTAGTACAGCCTGTCAAGTTAATGACAATCACTTGTAACGCTATTATTAATAATATAGTTTGTATCATTCTATGTCCCTCTCTTCTTCAACTAAATCAACAAGTTCACATACACTACCAGTACAGGCTAGTGTCTTAGTGCCTACAGTCATATCTGTAAGTTCATACTCACTAATCAAATCCCAGTTGACTTCCTTTGGCATAATCTTAGCTAGTGATGTATACGTCTTCTTATCACACTCCTCGTATGGTGCTTGCTGATATGTATGGTCTGAGTGTGGTAGGAAACTAACACCTGATACTTCATCAAAATGTTTGTATACCCACGCACCTACTTCCATCCACTCGTGTTCCCTAACACTGACAGTAACACTAGGCTTGTGTTCACAGTAGTATCTTTGATACATAAGCCATAGCTCTAGCTGTTCGATAGCGTTCCTCTCGTTCCTAGTTACAGCACCCTCAGGAGCTTTCATAGGGAAAGAGAATACCTTAACACTATTAGGTTTCATAACATCAGCCTCAGCAGGTATGCCTTGGTCTTCCATAAGTTGTGCTATAGGGTCTTTAGCATCTGCTCTAACCCTACGGATATAGTAATCACTATGTCTAGTATGAATACCACTAGCACTATCAACTAACTGACTGACTGTACCACTAGGTTTAATAGCAGTAGTAGCGGTAGCTTGTTGAATACCTAGTAACTCTGACCAATGCTCGTTGGTCTTAACTGATTCTTTACGCAAGTCAGATAAGAAATCAGGTAGGCTACGCTTACCATAATACCCTCTGTCCTCACTACCTCCATTCATAAAAGCATTATCCATAATACCCGTAAGAGATACACCTAGTAGTGCTTCTTCTTCTGTGTTGTGTACCCACTTAGGACGTAGACGTTTGATGTTAGTTAGTGATGCTTGGAATGTACCTAGTATAGTAGCTAATCTAACCTTACGGAGTATATCCTTCTGCGTGTCCTCTGCTCTTACTACAACTTCAGTAAGATTACAGAACTGTCCGTCTCTCAGTATGATTTCACTACAAGGATTACAACCAAAGTCGTGGTCTATGTCACGTCTTCCTATAGACTCTACCTGTTTGATAGCGGCTTCTCTATTAAAGATACCACGCTCACCAGACTTAGACTCATATAAAGAAGTCCACTCCTTCATAAAGATACCTATATCAGGCTTCTCTGTGTAGCATACACTATTATTACTAAGTGCCATCTCAGGTGTGTCTGACCACCATTGACCACTCTTAGCATTACGCATACGCTCATCAGTTAAGTTAGACAAAGAGATAAGGGCTGACCTACGTACACCACCCACAACTACAACCTCTGCAATCTTACACATCATACGGTGACACTCATAGCTTGTGAGCTTACGTCCACCTGCTTCTTTAAATACGTTAGTAGAAAAGTTAAACAAATCAAGTAGAGGTTCAGGACCACTAGCCCTGCCACCAAAGGTAGCAAGTCTAGCACCCTTAGGTCTCACCTTAGAGAAGTCCCACTTAGGCATCTCACCATCATATAGATAAGTAATTAACTTTCGGAACGCAGACTGCCATCCCTCTTTACTATCTTGTACGACAATCACATCCTCTACATCTACCATAGTTTCAGGAACATCAGGTAGCTTGTTGACGTGCTGTCTCTCTACGCTGAACCCTACGCCAGTACCGTGCATCAATATAAATAGACACTCATCAAATGCTTTAGGGTGGTCTACACTAAGATAGGCACAGTTATAACCTGCTATATTATTCTTAGCTAGGGCAGGACCTGCAGTCATAAGAGCTCTCATACTAGGCATAACTTCTAAGTTACATACCGCTTCCTCAAGTATCTTCCTAGTCTTAGGTACTAACTCTTGGTTTGTATTTTCTTTTAGATGCTCTTCCATAAAGTCAAAGTATCTAGCTACAGTTTCTTTCCAAGTCTCTCTCCGCTTCTTCTCAGGTAGCCATCGTGCGTACCTGCTAAGTGCAATAAAGTTTTGGTAATCGTTTGGTAATTTATTCAATTTATTCATCCTCCAGTGGGTCGATTTCAATGTTCACCATCTTGCTTCCATTGTCATCTAAGTAAGTATTATATTTTAGTCTTCCGTTTCTGTGCATAAGTATCGCATCAGTTATCCCTCTATCATAACATTTAGTACCGTGTCTCCATATTAAGATTGCTCCTAATGTAAGAAACGCTAGTGCTATTATAATAAAGTTTTCAGTAGGTATCATCATCATTGTCGTCAAACTCCTCTCGTTTATCTATCAGTTTATCTTCAAACTCGTGTAGCAACTCTTCAGTTGTTATGTCGAGTATCTCACACATCGTACAAGGGTCTATAGCTTCTTGGACTATACGTTCTTTAAGTTCATTAAGAGTTAGAGCCATACTGCCCTCCCTCGTGTTCTATGAGCTTATCTAAGAACCAACGAGCTTTCTTTAGGTCTTCTAAACCGTTTTTAAATCTCCACCTGCAAATGTATTTAGCAACACTAGCAGTTAGGTAGTCCATATCTTGGTCTAAGATAAAATCTATGACCTCAATATTACCTTGTTTATAATGGTTAGGATTTATTTTATCTTCGTCCATTTCTTCAGTTCCTTAATTTCTTTAGTTGAAAATATTTTGATGTCGTATTTCTCACACCATTTTCTGTAAGTAATTTTATTACCCTTGGCTACTTTAGAATCGGGGCGGGGCATTAGAAATATTAACTCCTTGCCTTCAAATCTCATCTGTTCAGCAATTGATTTATACTTCTGTCTATCCCCACTCCGAAAGAACCCTTTAACTTCTATGTGGTACTTGCCTTTAACAAAATCAGGCGTATAGTTTTTACGGATAGTATAGGCTATCCTACAAGGTTCATACTTCCATTCCTTACCAAGAGCTT